AAATCTTACAAGGGACACGTCTGCCTGGACGATATCCTGTCAAAGACAGCGCATCTGGACGGAAACGTTTATGACTACGTCTACAGATCCTGGGGCGTCGAGGTCGACGACAACTTCAAGAAGCCTTACGCCAAGTTGCTAGAGAAAGATCAGCATGAGTTGGCTACGATAGGATTCGACGTTGAAGGACCGTTCCTGCTCTATTCGATCAGCGGATCTAGCCTGTGGAAGAGCTACCCAACATACGAGGCAGGGCTGTTCATTAAGTCGTTCCTCAAGGAGAACAAGGATTGGCAAGTCGTAGCAGTGGGCCACGACGATCCTCCTTTATCCATCACGCACAGCAGACTGATCAATCTCCAGGGAAGACTACGCAACGTCAGGACGCTAATGCACCTGGCTGCGCGTTGCGACATGGCAGTTTGTCCGGAGTCGGCAGTCATGCACATGACAGCGATATTCGACGCGCCAACCGTTGGACTATACGGACCCTACGGACCTGAGCACACCTCGAAGTACTACAAGTATGTGAAGCCAATCTTTCCTAAAGATGTTTGTCCCCACGCCCCATGCTCGTTGTACGAGCAACCCAAGGACAAATGTAAAGACGCGGTCAACGCAATACAGGGAGAACCCAAATGGTGCAACGTTCTAAGGTCAATCAAGCCAGAAGATATTCTGGCAAAGACAAAAGAAATCCAGGCAAACCTAAAGCAGATTTAATCAGAATCGTTTCTGAGAAGAAAGTTGTCTGCTATGAGTTGGGCCTGGACGTGGACAAGGACGTCTACGAATCAATCGTTGAGGCCGGGCGCATCCACATTGCGAACGATAAGGATGCCCTGTTCCAGTACGCGCTGAAGACCGCGCTCAAGGAGGTTAGACATGAGCGACTTTAAGCAGAAGATCTTAACAGCAGTGTGCGAGCCGGACGTGTTGACGGAGCACCAGTGCAACATGATCCGCGACGATGCCCAGGTCATAGGCATGAAGAGATCGCACATCATGAATAAGGATGGAACAACCCGGGCCGCGTTCACCAGGACATGCTCGTCGTGTTGGGTGCCGTTCGCGGAACACTACAAGTGGCTATACGAAGTGGTGAGGAACATGGCCGGGGATCTAAACCAACAGCACTACAGGCTAGACATTACCGGGATGCAACAACTGCAGATTCTGCGCTACAGGCCCGGGCAGTTTTTCCTGCCACACTTCGACTGCTTTGACGGCAGCGATCGCAAGTTAACGATGGTGATCAACCTATCAGATCCATCCGAGTTCCTGGGCGGAGGATTGCGGGTTGAGTGTGACTTGCATAACGCGAAGGATGTAAAGAAGCGGGGATCGGCGACTATGTTTCCTGCCTACATAAAGCACCAGGCACTGCCAGTGTTCTTTGGCTCCAGGTGGGTCTTGGTCGCCTGGTTGACCGGGGGGCAGTGGAGATGAATGGTTGGTACGCAATTATTGTTTGGGTAGTTGTTTTTGGATTGCTAGCAATCTACTGCGATAAGCTAACAAAATGAGAGCCCTTGCCTGGACTTTTTATTGGATAGGAGACTTGATCTCAAGGACGATCATGCGGTTTGGATATGGGTATTCGATCTACAACAGGGTCATGAACTGGTCTCTGAGCCTTGATAAGGATGAGTCGGTTTGGAAGAAGATTAAGAGCGAGGCACCCTGGAAGAAGTAATGGCAACACTGAACGAAAACATCCCCAGCTTCAAGGCGATGGTAAAGAAATCATTCTTTACTAAAAACGAGGCAGACACTGAGTTTTACAATGTTTACGTCTTTGCCTTGCAATCTTGCGCTGGAACAATCCTTACGTTCCATGTGATGACTGACTCTGGAATGTTGCGGAGTCGAGTGCCCCTGTCAGAGATATACACTCAGGAGCCACAGGCCGACATACCTTTCAACTATAAGCAACTATGGGACTGCTTCAGCGAGAACGTGACTGTAACCGAGTACAGCTTCCTGGCCTACCACCGCGCGCAGATCCTGCTGCGAGATGCGACCAAGGTGTGGGGCACATACTTGTTTACGGTGGATTGGTACAACAACCCATACAGCGACGAGCCATCAGATTACAAGTGCGGCCATGTGTTCGAGGGTGACGATGGCTACTTGCTGTGCATGCCGAACAATCGAATCTTCTGGCGGGATTCCAATTGGGTTACGAAGAAGTTGCCAGACAACTTAAAGCAGTTTCGAGTGGACGATGATTTGCCCAGCGTAGAGAACCGCAGCGACAAGTGGGTGACCGAGGATACTGATTCTTTCTATTATGATATTCGCAAGGAGGAGCAGTTGTGACGGTAAACCATAAACAGAAAGGACACATATGCCATTAGGAAAGAACGTATCGAAGAACATGAGGGAACTGATGAAAGATAATAAGAAGAAGGGTAAGGAGCGCGGGGCCGGAGGCAAGGCCAGGAGCTTTGAACAGATGGTGGCGATCGCACTGAGTTCGGCTGGCAAGAGCAAGAATCGGTGAGTTTGGCGAACACCATCAAGTGGCAACGTGATATCCTCGAAGCAACCAGGAGGATGCTCATTGTGCAAAGAGATGCGTCGGACCATACTCACGCTCCGTCAGTCCGGCAGATCATTACCAACGTCGACGCGGCCCTACTATTCAACAAGGAACTAAGTGAAAATCTACAAGATGACAACGGCAAAGTTCGGAGCTCTTGTGAAGGAGTTTGGGCTGGCCCCGGGTAGTCTGTTCCCTCTTGAGTTCGGCAACCAGGGAAGAATAATCAACGCGATGCTTTACGATTACTGGCACGGCAATGGATATAAGCTGGACATGTTGACAGGAAGTTTTGTAGAAGATAAGACAACAACCCCAACGAAAGGAACCCCACCATGCAATCAACCCGACTCACGAAAGGAGACCTGACCGAACGGTACAGGCAACTAGCAGGAGAGGTCGTCGTACAGATGATCTCAGATATTAAACTACTGAACCGTAGGAGAATCCTGTCCGGCTTAGTACAGATCGCCAAGCCAGTACGCACTGCCTGGCAAGGTGACGGATACAAAACGTATACGGAGTCAGAAGAACTAGTGCGCGCGGTCCGCGGGGAGCCTATGGCTACATGGCTCATGGTCGCCGGGGCCAACGTGGACCACCGTGACGTCGTCAGGCGCCTGGAGAAGTTGACCCCTGAGAAGTGTATTGAGAGTGAGCACAGGAAGTTCCATCAGTCCAGGAAGGGGAACCGATGAAGATCGACGACTACAAGTGCGCGGTCCCTAACGAACTAAAGAAACTGGCAGAACAGTTCCAGGTCGAGAAGTGCTGGATCTTTCCTGACAAGGTTTGGCAAGTGATCGTGGAGATGCGCGGTACTGCCTGGCGCAACATGTGGGGAAGGCAATACAAATGAACCCGGACTCTTACGGACCTCCGCGGGATAACGAGGCTGAGTGGGCAGTGCTGTCAGCATGCTTCACTGACCCGACGATCCTGGACAGGAACAAGGCTGAGATCCTGGACCCACACAACTACTACCAACCAGTAGCCCGGTGCGTCGCCCGGGGGTTGAGGGATGGTGTGCCACCTGACGCTGTCGCCATGGGCGAGTTTGTGGCGAAGGAACATCCAAAGTATGTGCACGAATTCAGTCTAAAGATTATGTCGGGCTCGATCACGTCCGCTTCCAAGATGGACTATTGGTTGCCCAGGTTGAGAAAGACTACCCGGATGCGGAACATGCACGCAGCTGCGCTGAAGGCGCTAGGTGCGATGGAAGAACAGGACGCATGCCCGGAAGATATTAGGAACATCCTGGCCGGGGCCAGCAAGCCATGGGGCAGTGGGAATCTCCCGCTCATCATGGAGGCGGGGGCCCTGGACGAATTACCGATCGAGAAGCCGGAGGAGATTATCTACGGAGCCCTGCACCGCGGTTGCAAGATGGTGCTGGGCGGGACCAGCAAGAGCATGAAGACCTGGACGCTGTTGCAGTTGGCGATATGTGTGGCGTCTGGCACCAAGTTTTGGGAGATGCCTACGCGCAAAACGCGGGTGCTGTTCATTAACTTTGAGATCCAGCAGTACTCGTTCCGGGAGCGGATCAGATCAGTGTGCCGGGCACTAGGTATTCAGATACCTAACGACCAGTTATTCGTTTGGAATTTACGCGGACACTCGGCGGACCTGAGTGCGTTGCGGCCCAAGATCATCGATCAGCTACGGATCGGAGAGTTTGGACTGATCTGCTTCGATCCGATCTACAAGTTGTACGGAGAGAGAGATGAGAACAGCGCCGGAGAGATGGCAACGTTAATGAACGAGGTGGACAGCATTGCGGTGGAGACAAACGCGAGCGTCGTGTTCGGGCATCACTTCAGCAAGGGCCACGGCAACAGGGCTGGGTTTGACAAGATGTCAGGCAGTACCGTATTCGCCCGGGACCCGGACAGCATCTTCGTTATGCATCCGCACAAGGAAGAGAATGTGCTGATCGTTGAGCCAACGATGAGAGACTTTTCTCCGATCGATCCGTTTTGTGTGCAGTGGGAATTTCCACTGATGAAGCGCACGGCAGAATTTAATCCGGACGACGCGCGACCAACCGAAGGATCGAAGAAGGCATACGAGGACGACGAAGTGATGGCATGCGTTGACAAGGAAAAAGGATCTTCATTCAAGGATGTGTGGGAGAAGGCAGATCCATCAATGGGAATTCCGCGGGGAACACTCTCGAGATACCTCACGCGCTTGGTGAAGTCCGGCAAGTTGCTGAAAGATAAAACGCAGTTCGGCGAGGTTTACCGCGTTCCGTCACCAGGTTTTTAGAAAAAGTATTTCATTCAATATCAACAACTTACGCCTTGTGGTGAAAATACTTGTAGACATAACCCAGCGGATAGGTTAAATTCTAAACATGAGCAATACCACCTACTCCAAACAAACCCACTCGTTCACCGAAGATGGGGAAACAATCAATGCAATCGTTTATTGTGGTCTGACCTACCCAGACGACATAAACGGCAACATCCACATTGTCGACCTTGGCAAAGGGAATGCTGATGGTCGCTATATGCTCACGCTCGAGAATGATGGATGGATTTCCGACGATCTTGCCGAACTTGAAACAAGGCTTTTCAAGTGGATGCAAGACGAAGGATATGAATACGACTCCAAATAACCCCCAACCAAGAAAGACCCACAACTATGACTGAACTAATCCTATTGACCCCATGCGGAATCCTGTGCACCGTGTTTATGTGGCTTATGGCTACAAGCAAGGAGTGTGGGAAATGAAGTACCTATCTGTCTGTTCTGGCATTGAAGCAGCGTCCAAGGCTTGGGAGCCAATTGGATGGGAGCCAGTAGCGTTTTCAGAAATCGAACCATTCCCAGCCGCGGTGCTGAAGCACCATTGGCCGAAGGTTCAAAACTTAGGAGATATGACAAAATATGAGCAATGGAATATACAAAGCGGAACAATCGACCTTCTGGTCGGAGGAACACCATGCCAATCCTTCAGCGTCGCAGGACTCAGGCAAGGGCTCAAAGACCCAAGGGGGAACCTCATGCTTACCTATCTTGCAATCGCTGAACGTTTCAAACCTCGATGGCTTGTCTGGGAGAACGTCCCCGGTGTGTTGTCGTCTAACGGAGGAAAAGATTTTGGTTCCTTCCTCGGAGCGTTGGGGGAGTTGGGGTATGTCGACTGGGCGTACAGAGTCCTCGACGCTCAATGGTTCGGAGTGGCCCAAAGACGTAGACGTGTGTTCGTTGTCGCACATCTTGGAAAAGGGAGTCTTGCCGCAAAGGTTTTATTTGAGTCCGAAAGCGTGTGCAGGGATACTCCGCCGAGCCGAGAAGCGAGGCAAGGAGTTGCCACCAATGTTGAAGCAGGCGTTGGAAGCGGTGAAGGAGTAGGTGCATTTAGAATGCAGGCTTTTGGTGAGTACGCCGATGATGGAACTGCCTCGGCCATGAAGGCTAGGGACTACAAAGATGCTACCGATTTGGTTGCCTCCCCTATTGTGATTGATCGTGCTGCCTTTAACCAAGGACAGAACGCACAATACAAACCTCATATTGCCCATAGCGAAACAATGGATTCACTCGTTGCCAAGGGACCGCATGCAGTTCTTACTATGCGTGAGTCTGGTCAAGGCTATTGGATGGAAGACAGCAAGGCTGGAACGCTCAGAGCAGAGGGCGAGAATAGGCCGAGCAGACCTAGCAATGTGATTGCTCAAAGCTCAATGGCAGTACGCAGGCTCACGCCGAGAGAATGTGAACGACTCCAAGGCTTTAACGATGACCACACGATGATTCCCTGGCGTAACAAGCCAGCGGATCAATGCCCCGATGGTCCACGATACAAGGCGCTTGGCAACTCTATGGCTGTGCCGTGCATGGCCTGGATTGGGAAAAGGATTGACGCGGTGGAAAGGAATATGAAATGAAGTATTACGCTGAAGAGGAGGGTGAACTTACGTTTGAGCAGATGGTCCCGGGCAAGTATTATCGGTCCGGGAACGACTACGGAATCTGCGAGATCAATGAGTACTCCAGCAAAAGGCCCAAGATCTTGAAGTATCTAAACAGATGCGGGAGTTGCATAGGTGGGAATGTCCTGCTGTTCGAGGTCGACATGACGGACAGACTCCTGGCAGTGCTGAAGAAGCGCCGTGACAGGGAGATGGCATTCATCGACGAGATGGGGACATGGTGAGTTTACGCGCAGATAGTTCAGTAGTAGAACTTCCCCTATTCCAAGGGGAGAACGGAGGTGCAATTCCTACCTCTGCGCTCCAACTTAAATTCCGGGCCATAGGGTCAAAGACGATGAATGAAATAGTCGTCGCCAACCATTACGCGCACCGGGCCGTGCCTTGCAACTGGTCGTTCGGATGCTTCCATGGTAGTGAACTGCTTGGCGTGATTTCGTTTGGCAAACCCGCTTCGCCCCATCTATGCAGGGGCATATGCGGGGCAGAGAATGCGTCCAGGGTCTACGAGTTGAATAGATTGTGGCTCGACGATCGATGCCCTAAGAACTCTGAGAGCAGATTTATATCCTGGAGCATCCGGGAGTTAACGAAGTTGAGGCCCTACCTTATCCTGGTTAGCTATGCAGATACCGGGGCCGGGCACAACGGAATGATTTATTCGGCAACGAACTGGATCTATACCGGACTATCCGACAAGAGATCTTCCGGGGACAAGGTGGTGGGCAACAAGCACAGTAGGCACTCGCGGACCATGGAAGAAGCAGTGATCGTTCCGCGGACTAGGAAGCATAGGTTTGTCTATTTCTGCAATCAGAAGGACAAGGCATTGCTGAAATGGCAGATACAAAACTGGAAAGAGTGGAAAGAATGGAGGGAAGAATGATCAAATCAATTGAATGTCCTAACTGTAGATGTGAGGTCCCGGTGGCGTTATTCACGTCCAGGATCGGCAAGGTGAGGTCGGAGGCTAAGGCCAAGGCATCGATCGCTAATGGTAAGAAGGGTGGGGCGCCTAAAGGGAACAGGAATTGGGCCGGGAAAGAGCTCCCGGTGGCATCGTTTCGACCGCTTAAACTGACCTGAAACATAGCCCGAAAGGGCTAGAAACAGCTATTTCGCCCTACTCTGTTAAACCCGGGTTCTACTCTGTTTCACCATTTCGTTCCCCTTATATGTATATAATGGTGAAACAGCCCCCTGTTAGAGCGGGGGACTAAAGTCCCCCCGCTTCGCTTCGCTAGCGGTACCGCTCCAACCGCGGGGGCTTTTCAGGTTTACCATATGCCTTTT